CATTGATTTTACCGGTACTCCATAAGCACGTACCATAATCTCTTCTTCGGGTCTGCCCTTGAGGTCTTTCGCTATACGTTCGTACCCGCCAAATGGGTTCTCGTCTGAATGCAAATACACAACTCCAGCATCTCTCTCTGGACTGTACTGCTCTATAGGTACTTCTTTATTCTTTAGTAACTCAGCCTTTCTAGTTTTCTTAGTTTCGGCTCCCTTTAAGTAATCGTTGATGAAAGGAGTGTAACCATCGATTGGAGTGAATCCAATTACCATCTTAGCATTTCTAGTAGCTAATCTAAACCGTAATGTATTTACTAGAGCCGCGTCCCCAAGGTACTCGTCTAACCAAGCCCCTACGTTTAAGGTTTCTGGTTTTTTAAAACCGAACTCGAAACCTTCTAGGATGGTTTGATTATTACTGTACTGCGTGTAAGTTTTGAAATCTACTCGTGTTCTAGTATCTGGAAAGATAAAACTACTACCGGTGAAACCATTTTGCATAGAATAATTTATATAACCTTCGATACTTTTTGTTTTCTTACGAAACTCACGGGGCATCATAGACCATATAGCGGACTGCTGTACCTTAACAGAGGTATCGGCGTTTTGACTGAAGCATACAATATGACCATCAGTGTTGTCCATTACTGCTTGCATTATTACTTTAGCGCAGCCAGTGGTCTTACCACTTCTATTCCCTCCTAGTACTAGGCACTCATTGTAGTTATTGAGACTGAGTCTCATTCTTTCCCAGCCGTCTAGATCAAAACCGTAACGGATAGGATCCTCCTCAGATGCTTGTATACGTCCCTCGTGGGCTGTGTACAAATCCTCTAGTAATTTTGGGTCCTTCTCTGCTAAGAGAATAATCTCTTCGTCAGTCGGAGGCTGTAAGAACGGATGCTTAGAAAATGTCAGTTCCATCAGCTTCCTCCTCTTCTTCTTCTTCAGCTTCCCATATAATATCTAGAGCATCTAAGTCTCCGTCCATATCTACCTTGGTTTCGCTAAGTAGCATACGTCCTACCCTATGGTTAGTATAATCATAGAATAAATCGCCGTCATCGTCCATAACTATAAACATATAGTTACTAAAGTGCTCGCCGAGGTTTCCTCGGATGCGGTCAAAGAGGTCATCGTAATCTTCATCAATCATCTGACTCTTCTATTATCTCCGCCTCGTCAACTCGTTTCATTGCCTCTAAACGCTCCCTAGCTGCCTTGAGGGTATCCTCGTAATCCTCTTGGGTAATCACCTTACGTTCCTCAGATATACTAGTAGCCTCTCCCCTAGTGGTCATAGTTTCCCGGAATGCGTTAGCCTTTGCTATAGATAGCTCCTTGAGATCCCGGAAAGATACCTCCATCTCGGGGTCATTCTCTAACCTATCTCGTACTTTATCTACTAGATCCTCCTCCAATGAACTCAACTGCATATAGTTCTTTGCCGCGATTTTGCCAGCTACGTCCCTCAGTTGACCCAAGTGGTCCGCGTAATCTACTAGCACTTGTATCACCGTAGAGCGTTGTATATTGTACTTCTTGACGATTTGAGTCTGGCTTTTGCCGATACTATAAAGATACAATATCTCCGCGACTTTCATAGGGTTGTGACGGGATAGACTCTTGACCTTCTGCAACTCCTTGTCGGCGGCAATCTCCTTGATGGCTTCTTGTATGCTCGATTTAAGTTCGATTTCTTCTGGTGTGGATTGTTTGGGCTTTTGAGGCATAAATTTTTTTAAGGGCTGATATATGTATATATGTATATGACTGTGTGTGTGTCTTGACTCCCCACCCCCCCTTTTAAATTTTTATTGAGACTGAGTCGCATTATCATTAATATTTATTGAGATTGAATCTCATCTAGTAAACTGTCAAACGTTTTTTGCTAGATATGAGATGTTTTTTTCTTTTTTCGAAAAAGGATATATTAATACCCAGCTATCCGGATTTGATGGTCCATTATTTAAAGTATTTCTTTAGAGTTACTTGTCGCCGCGAGTCATTAATTTTACCCGTTAAAAATAATTTAAAAAAAAGCTTGCAATCTGTTTTTATAGCCAATATAAATTTAATTATCTTTTAACAATAAATTATAAATATATGAAAAACACAATATCACAATTCACACAAAAATGCTATTCTGATATATCAGAAAACATTATGACAAAATTCATAGATTCATTAGAAGAATCTATTGATCAGCTAATTGAAACAAAATGCATTGACGCCGCGACAGATCACGAAAAATTATCAGTTGCAATTCATAATCTTGCTGATTCAGTTTTAACTGATTTTACTTTTCAAGATTATTGCTTGTTAGCATCTCATTTCATTAATGAAAATAATCTAAATGAAAATGAAATATGGGATCATTTAGGAATTGATAACGAGGAAAAAGATTTGCCATTTACTTGTTATCATATTGTGGTCCATTTATTATTTCAGTTATTAGAAAAGGATAAATTTATTAAATTGCTTTCATCAGCTTTAGATGAGCCATCTAGTGACGCTTTAGATAGAAGACATTGGATAAAAGTAGCTGAAGAGGATACCGATGGATTTGAAGATCCAATTGATTACATTCAGTTAATCGCAAGTTTATATGAAAGAATGAATAAATTAGGCGGATTTGATAACTAAAGATTAATAAGGATATCGCTTCGCGGCGATGTCCGCATTTAATTTTTATTAACCTAATAACCAATAAAAAATAAATTATGAAAACAGTATATGAAATAATCGATCAAGCAAATGAAGAAGTTGATTCATTTGTTTTAAATAATATCGCTTCTATTAAAGAAGCTTATGAAGCTACTAAGCACAATGAAGATTCCAATATATGGGAATATTTACAAGATTCTATTGATGAAGCTTGTTCTAATTACGCAAGCGATTGCATTAATTATACGCAAGATCAATGGGAAATTGTTTACGCTTTTAAATTTAGCTTTAACAATCACGATTCCTATTATTATGATGCTTGCGATAATGTTTGCGATCCAACAAATCACGATGAAGAGATTGGCTGGATAGCTTATTTTATTATAGAAGCTTTATTTAGAGAAGCTTTAACAGAAAAGCTTTATAAATACGAGCAACAAAAATTAATGCAAATTGCATAAAGATTTATAGAAGCTTTATTTCCTTGCAATAGATAAAGCTTCAATTAAATTTTTATCAATAACCAATAAATATATGAATAAAACAAATCTCAACCAATTAGTACGCGGCGGCGAGCAAACGCTTTTAAACGCCGTTTTTGTCTCATTATCCAGCATTGGAGCAATCATTGCATTAATAGCAATTTTAATAATCAAATAACAAACCAATAAAAGAAAGAAAACAAAATGAAAAATGTAATAGAAAATAAATTAAACCTACCAAACAACAAAATGTATTTTGAATTTTTTGGTACTGATAACAAATCAGCTGGTATTGCTTTTTATGAAAGCGAAAGCGAAGCAATGCAAGATTGTTTAGAATTAATTAAATCCGATGTAGATTTATTGCCGCGTGTTAAATTCGTGGAAACCACAAAAGCGATTGAGATAATAAATGAAAGAGCTAATAATAATTTTGAGTTTCCTATGGATAGCGGTGATTCATTTTTTAGACGAAATTAATTTAATAAAACCTATAAATATATGAACATCACAACCGATAAAGAAATATTAAAAGATTTATTCATTGCTGAATTCAGCGATGTATATATAAGCGAAATTTATATAAATGCTTATACGGATTATATACGTTTCGTTGCGTACGAACCAGCATCAGAATGCAAAGATGGTACGTATTGGAATGAAAAAACCGGATCATTTGAAACATCAAAAGCGATTGTAACAATTACAAAAGTCTTAGGCGATGTTCAGTTAGACTGGGGCGAAAAACATTTCCCTTGCATAGAAACCGCAAAGAATGCTATTTTAACGATAGAGTTAGCTGATATGGCTAGCTGCTTAAACAAATTAATATAAATATATGAAACAATCACAGAAAGAAAAGTTCCGAAAGGACCTAACCGAGTTCGCTAAGAGCTACGAGACTAGACCTAATTATATTGACGCAGTAAGACGTGTTCAAGGACTCGAAGAATGGTATCGAGACCTAGACCGCCAAAATCTTACTGAAGAAGTTATAGACGCAATGGCACGCCATTATGAGAATCAAACTATCTCAGAGGGTAGAATCTATGTAAGTAATAATCCTAACTGGAAAGAATAAAATGAAAGCCAATAACGAAACAAAATACATTGTTTGGGTAGGTGGTATTGATGATCACTACACAAACTTATTAGATGCAGAATCAGCCCTAAGAGAATGGAAATCTAAAGGCTATGATGATGTTCAACTTGAAACAATTAAATAATAAATAATATGAGCGAAACATACATTACTACAGTCGAAGTACTACAAAATGATCACTACAGTATCTTTGCTGAATGCGAGATTACTTATAGTGAAATAGAAAACGCCGAAACCCATCCTTACGGAGATGGAGTTGCTACCCAGTATTATAGTGAAATAGAAGTCGAAGATGTCGATATTCTATGTTGGTATCGTGAGTTCGATTGCGATCAAGAAATGGAACAATGGATCCCAGAACATATGAATTTCTATAGCGGCTCAGATGGATTAGATTACGAAACTAAACAGAAGATTATTAGAACCGCCGAAAGTTCAATAGATAGCAGTATATTACTATGAAGAAAACAAAAGAAAATCTCGCTCTCTTAGAGGGATTGCTAATTGGATTGACTTCTGGTTTCGCAATCTTCTTAGTAATGCTTTTGATAAGTCTAATCTAGTAGACACACCTATCCTTAAAAACCACAAGCCACATATGCAACTCATTCGAAACGCAGTTGATCCACATCACATACAACGCACGCATCTTATCGAGATGTTGTGGCTTTTCGTTGCGACTTTCGCTACGCTACCTTTGGTAAATTCGATGTCTTACCGGTATCGCTCTTACCTAATTATACTCAATATAAAATACGTGTCAAGCACAAAGTATTGGCACTTACCTAAACCATTAATAATCAAATGAATAAAAATACCACAACCGCCGAAATCGAACCCAGTTTAACTGAGTTCGTTGTAACCGAGAGCTACTACATCAAAGCTAGAACTCGTGAAGAAGCCTACCAAATGGTAGCAGATAATGATTTCAAGTACGGAATCAACAACCATAATGTAAACATAGAAGTAAATTTTTAAATATGAAACAAGATACAATACAATTCTACATCTACCCTCTTGGGATCGCTGATTCCTTAGGTCAAGATGATTTCGTCCTAGTCCGTAACAAGCTAGGATCGCTCGACACTAAGTTCGTCTCGGATTTAGTTGAAGGAGACTACTACTGCAAACGTATACCAAAACCTTTGCCACCTAGAAACGCCGAAGATATTCTTAAATACATAGCGGATAATTGTCTTACCTTTAAGTATTTATTTTCTGAAGAAGATGAATACGGTTATGAAAGGTGTAAAGCAATAGAGCTATATCAAGATAACGAACCTATATCTATGACAAACTACTCTGAGAACTGCATCAGAGAAGCCGTTGAACCTATTATGGATATGGAGGAACTATGATTGAACAAGACTCATCAAGTTATTCAAAAGAAGACCAGTCCAAATTTGTGGACAAGTGGGAGAACAATATAGAAAAGATCGAGCGCAATCGTAAGATAATGAGAGAAGGTGCCGAAGCCGTAGAGATATATAAATCTTTGGGTTTACTTGCAACCGAAGGATACAACATTCGCCGAGTTGACAAGATTCTT